TTCTATAGCTTTGGGGTTGGGGGGGGGTTTGGGGTTCGGGTGCGGGCGGGGCGTCGGGCTCGGGCGTTTCGATTTCGTGGATGGGGTTCATGGTTGGATCCTTTCGGGTTGGGTTCCGTGGATTGCGCCTGAGACGGAGCGGCCGATGGCGGGGATGCCGCGGAGCTTGATCGGATCCCCAGCTGCGGTCGCGACCGAGGTGGGGTGGGTGTGGACGATGATGGGTTGGCGGGCCGGCTGGTCGTCGCGGAGGTGCGGCCGGAGCCTGGCCTGGTCGAGGTCTGCGCGGTGGGCCATCTGGTTGCGGTGATAGCTATCGCAGGGGGTGTGGCTCCGACGCGGTCGTCTGTGCGTAGGGAGCTTCCGCGATGCTCGACGTGTCGAGGTGCCTTCGGACGTGCGCCACTTGTGAGTGTTGTCTGGTTGGTAGCGGGTGTCAAGGGTTGGGGAGGCCGCGGACGTCTGGTGTTTTTGGGGGGGTGAGGATGGCTTGTGCTTCGGTGAGGATGGCTTGGATTCGGCGTTTGCGGTCGCGTTCTTCTGCGAGCTCGGCCCGGATTGTGCGTACTTCTGCGGGGTCGAGTCCGTCGAGGCAGTGGTTGATTGCGTCGAGTTCGTTGGTGGTTTGGAGGTAGGCGCGGGCGAGGGTGGCGAGGTTTCGGCGTTCGTCGTTGATGTACGCCTGGGCGATCTGAGCGGGGTCGAGCTTCATCGGGTGAGCCACGATTCGATGAGGAGGAGGGTGATGAGGGTGAGGATGATCATGGCGCCGGCGAAGACGGGGCCGCTCACTGGTCTCCGTGCCAGTGGCCGAGCGCCTCGAGCGCGATGTTCGCTGCTCGTGGTTCGGCGTCGATGCCGTAGCCGTTGCCGCTGATCTCGGTGAGGGCGTCGACGAGTGCTTGGACTTTGGGTTTCCAGTCGGTGAGGTCGTTGTTGCGTTCGTGGAGTTCGTTGATGGCGGCGCGGTAGGCGGCGCGGCACTGTGTGAGGGCGGCCAGCGTGGTTTCGACGACCCCGTCGCTCATGGCATGAGCTTGGCGTCGTTGGTGTCGGCGCCGGGCTCGTAGAGGCTCATACCTTGCCACCAGTGGCCGGCGGTTTTGTAGTCCTGGGCGGATGGTTCCCAAGCGTTGCCGCTCGAGCTGTCGGAGTGGCCGTCGTAGCAGGCGACGAGCATCGCGACGACGGGGAGTCCGTGGTTGTCGGGGGATCGGCTTTTGTCCTGGTTCCAGTAGAACTCGTTGGTGTAAGCCATCTGGCCGGTGGCGACGAGCTCGACGGCTTTGCCGTCGTTGATGGTGTCGCTGAGGTTTCCGCAGACGTGGCGGTGGCCGTTTTCCCAGGATTGCCAGAATTCGGGGAGCGTTTCGGCTTGGCCTGAGATGTGTTCGAAGGGGACGCCGAGGCGGGTGGCGACTTGGACGGCGCGGTCTTTCGAGACTTGGGTAGGGACGTACCAGACGCCGATGTCGTGGCCGCTGTTGCGGAGCTGGTCGGCTGTTTGGCGGGTGGCGGCGGAGTCGTATGAGGGGTCGGCGGTGAACAGGATTTTGCAGCCGGGCCAGCTGGAGCCGAGGAGGGGGTTCATGCCGGCGTAGAGGCAGCGTTGCCACCAGGCGGCCCAGGCTGGGACGGGTGGGATCGGCGGGGTGGGTGGGAGGATCAGATGCGGCGGGGTTGGCGCGGGGCGGGCTTTGACGAGCTCTTTGCGCAAGTCCCAGGGTGTCCATCCGTCCCAGGGGGGCACTGTTCGCCAGACGCCGGCGGGTCTGGGGGCAGGCTTGCCGGCGTCTTGCCAGTGGTTCCAGGCGTCGAAGGACTGCCAGCGTTTGAGGACGTACCCGTAGCTCGAGCTGGTGATGTGGGGGATGTCTTTGGGGCGGCGTTTGAGGAGGCCGTACCGGTAGCGGGTGACGTTACGGAACTGGTCGGGGAGGAGGCGTTTCGCCATTGGGTTCCTTTGGGTTGAGGTGGTTGTCGCCTTGGTCGGCGATCCGGGTGAGGGCGTCGGCGATCTGTTCGAGGGTGGCGTTGCCGTCGACGAGTTGGCGCTCGAGGAGGTCGAGGAGGGCGGCGTATTGGGCGGCAGTCACGGCCACTCCGCTGACGGGATGAACCGGAGTTGGCCTCGGGGCGGCCACCAAGCGAGCTCCGCTGAGGCGCCGGCGAGGGCGGCGGCGGTGCGGAGGAGTTCGCGTTCGGCGGGGCCGAAGCGTTCGTAGGGGCCGCCGGCTGTGGACTTGATTTCGAGCATTCGTGGTGTGCGGCCGGCCTTGAGTGCGACGAGGTCGCAGGCGCCGAAGCTGCCGGCGGTGCGGATGACGAACCAGTCGTCGTCTTGGAGTTGGCGTTTGACGGCGCGTTCCCGGTTGTGGCCTCTAGCCACGGTTGGCTGCCTTCCAGCGGAGGATTCCGTCGATGACGGTGAGGTCGCCGTAGTGGATCGCGAGCGCCAGTCGGACGCGGCGGGTGGCGGGTGTGGCCGGTCCGTGGTGTTGGGTGAGCCAGCGGCGGGCTTCGGCGGAGAGTTCGTCTGGTGGCCGAGGTGGCCGGCGGGTGGCGGTGGTCACTTGGTCCTCCACCGGTGGCGCCAGGTGTCGCGGCTTTTGGTGAGCGCGTAGATTTTGTTGCGGAGTCGGGGGACGAGTGCGGCCCGGGCGCGGGCGTGGTCGCGTTGGTCGGTGAGTTCGTCGATGCGTTGGCGGAGGCGGAGCTCGCGGTCGTCGCTGTTCACACGCGGGCCTTCGCAGCGAGGACTTCGTCGAGCGTCGGTCGGTCGTAGGGCCAGTCGAGCGGCGGTCGGTCGGTGCCGAGCGGGTCACGCTTGTAGCCGATCCCATGGGTGCCGCGGGTACGCCGGCAGCCGGTGTAGCGACGTAGCTCTTTTCGGGGTATGTGTTCCCCGTTTCCCCCCTGTGGGGGGGTAAGGGGGGGTTCTAGTTCTAGTTCTACTTCTGCCGCGTTTGGCTTCCGCTTGTATTCCGCCACCCTTCCGGTTTTATTCCGCCCGGATTCCTCGTCTGTGCGGGACTTTCGTTCACGTTCGCGCTGTCTGTACGCGTCGTCATTCCAGTCTTCGTAGCGTGTTAATTGCACGTAGGTGACGTGTCCGTGTCGTGTTGTTCGTGTCTGCTTGAGTTGCCCGGTCGTCTTCAGGAGGTCGCGGAGCTCGAACTTCGGGGGCTGGAGAAGGCCGATCGCCTGCCAGTCGGAGTCGTGCGCGAAGACGATCTGTCCGCGTCCTCGTTTGGCGGCGGCGATCATGGCGGCCCAGGCTGCGAGCCCCTCGAGGCCGTGCTTGTTCTGGATCGCGGTGCCGGTTCGGCCGGTGGCGAAGGTGACGCTGAGCGGTGCGAACGCGGCCGGCCTACGCATCGGTCAGATGGTCGATGTAGTCGAGCAGCTCCTGCCCGGGCTCGAACCATTCGCCTTCGTAGTGGAGGTACATGAACGCGTCTTGGATGGCGTCCTCGTCCTCGCGGCTTCCGGGCACCGCCGCGAGGATTTCCAGCAGCCATGTCCGCAGTCGCGTCGTCGGGTCGACGGCCCAACCGATCTTGATGTGGTGACCGTCGGGGTGGTGGCGAGCGAAGTAGACGTAGCCGGTGACGAGGTGGTGGCGGCCTATTCCGCGGCCTTTCTCGACTGTCGGCGGATAGGTCTGTGTGATTCCGAGTGGGTACCGATCGCGCCGTCTCATTCGTCCGGCGGCCCCTTGACGGCGCCCGCCGGCGGCACGAACAGCGACTCCGCAACAGGCTCCTCGGCGGGCAGCTTCTTCTCGAGCGCCTTCCGCTGCCGGTCGAGCCAGCCGATGTCGACCACCCCGCTTTTCGCCGCCCGATGCTTGGCGATCGCGGCTACCGCTTTGTCGTGTGCGTCGGGGGAGACCTGGGCGGCGAGCTCGAGGAGGCTGGTGACGTCTCGTTCGTTGGCCCAGGGGCCGGGGTAGGGGGGTTCGCCCCTGCCTGTACCCGAGGTGCCGCCAGCCGGGGGGCTGGGAGTGGTCGGGCCTTGGGCAGGGGCATCTTCAAAAGGGATGTCGGCCTCCTGCTGGGCTGGCATCTCCTCGGCGGGGGTTGCTTCGTAGCCGGCGATCGTGGCGATGAAGCCGAGCGGCATCCGGAACGCTTTCGCGGCAGCTCGTGTCTGGCTCATCGACCGCAGGGCGAAGTCGTCGCGGTTCTTCCAGTTCTTCTCGGCGCGTAGGCACTGGGCCTCGGCGCGGCCGAACACCGCCCCCTGAGCGTTCTTCACCACCACTGCGGCTTCCCAGCCGGCCTCTTCGGCGAGGGGGCGTGTCCATTCGGTTTGGGCGAACAGGCCGACGAGGGCGCCGAGCGTGGTCCACCCCTCGAACCGGATGTATTCGGACTGGCCGATTTTGAGGACGAGCTTCTTTTTGGCGATGACGTCTTTGAGGAGGTCGGCGACTTTGACGCTGCGGGCGAGGACGAGGTCGGGGTCGTCGGTGTTGAAGAGGCCGACGCTGGCGGGGGCTGTGGGTGGTGGTTCGCGGATCGCGAGGTCGGTGCTGTCGGTCATGTCTCCTCCTCTGGGTTGTTGTGTGCCGGCGTCGTAGGTACGGGCGAACCACTGGTTGTGGTGGCTGAGGGTGACCCGCTTGATCCTTCTCGTGGTCATGCCACCTTTCTTGTTGGGTTTTTCTTGGTCACAGCTTTCTCGAGAGCTGCCACACGACTCTCCGCGCTTAACGCCCGGACCTTCCAGGTTTCTGCTCGCGCTTCCCACTTCTCTCGTTGCGCGGCTTGGCTGTTTTCCCAGAATTCGTGCCTCTCTTTTTGCATCTGGTAGAGGTTGATTACGTACTCGGCGGAGGGTGTCCACATTTGCTCCGACAGGAAGCGGATCTGGCTCGCTATTTCTTTCCAATCCTCAACCGCCCAGGTCTTTGGAGATTTGCCTTGCAGCTGGAGTTCTACGAAGTCGACTAGCCCGCGACGTTCGATGAGGTAGTCGATGAACTGTTCGGGTGAGAGTGCGTAACCCACGGTTATGTCTGGACTCCGAAGGTGCCCGCCTCGACCTCGCCGGCGATTGTGTGGAGCATCTTGGCGATCTCCTCGCGATCACCGTCTTCGAGTAGATGCCACGGCTTTCCGGCGTTCTTGACGCAACGCCGGATGCGTTCGTCCGTGAGTTGGAGGAAGGTTTTGAACGCTGCCGGTTTCCGTTCGGACTTCCACAGGCGCACGTTCACCCAGGTGGCCCGTCCGTTCTTGCTCTCGCGGGCTAGACGTTGAATAATCTCTCGGCGGTTCGACCAATCCTTGCCCCGAAGTTCTGCGTGGACGACGAACGAGGCAAGTTCCGGCAGGCGATCCTCACGCGGCCAGACACGGACTGTCGCGAACATCGCCCGGACGTAGGTGCGGCCAACGTCAGTGCCAGCCTTGCGATGCCCTTCAAAGACCTGCTCGGCCGCCTCATACACCTTGGTGTTGACACCATCGGCCCCCGTGGCCACGAGGGCCGGATCTGGTACCAACGAGAGCACGTCTTCGTAGATGGCATCGGCCAGTTCCCAGGCGTCCCGCGTTTCCTGTCGTTTCGCAACCTCGACCGACCGGAGTTGTGGCATAGCGGGCGCCGGGCTAGCGGGCGGTTCCTCGGTGATCGTGGTCATAGCGTTCTCCTCTCGACGTGTTCGATTGCGCGTTCCAACAGCACGCGGGTCTGGCGCATCTCGTTCTCGGCCTTCTGAAGCCACGACAGCGCCATCCGCAGCGACTGCGCCTTGTCCTCGTCCGTCAGCGGCTCCCAGCCGATCTGTTCCATCCCGGCGTCGTCGATCGCGACGACCTCGCGCCGGCGGCGGTCGGCGAGCTTGACCACGGAGCAGAGGGAGGCGCGAGTCTGTCGCGCTGACTCAACGACGCGCTGAGCGTCGTGGGCAAACTCGCGTCGGGCAGACCGAGCGCGTCTGGGCCGGACGCTCATCCGTCGAGCCCTCGTCCGCAGACGGGCCACTGGGACGCGCACGTCCAGCAGTAACCGTTGCCGCGGAACGCTCGCCACCCTGATTTGACTTGGCCGCGGATCGTCCAGTCGAAGCCGAAAGTGTGTCGCGCCCAGCTGCCCATCTGAAACAGGCCGTAGTACAATCCGCCGCCGCCGACGGCGAACGGTGTGAACGTCCCGCCTGTTTCGCAGGCGATCACCTGGAGCGCCTCCGCTCGGAACCGGCGTGGCCATTGCATGACGAGTTCTGACATCACGGCGATCTTGCGTTCGCGGGCGCCGGCTTTGGCGGTGGCGACGGCGATGATCAGGACGGCGAGCAGTGCGCCGACGAGGGTGAGGACGGCGCAGAGGCTGGCGGGCTGGGTGCCTCGGTTGCGGCCGGGGGTCAGGGCTTCTCTCCCCGGTAGCGGGCCAGGGCGTCACGGGCGGTTCGTCGCATCCACCTAGCGTTCTCTAGGTTCCCGGCAGCGATCTTCCCCAGCGCCTCCGCGAGTGCTTTCGCCTTGTTCTCAGCGTCCCAGGCTCGCTTTTTGTAGCCGATCTGGACACCCTTGATTACGCGCAGTTCCTCCGCGAGTGCTTCCGCGTCGCGTTCGGCCTCCTGCCAGTTCCACTTGTGCTGGGCGGACTTCTCGGCGCGGCGGACAAGCTCGGAAACCGCCTCGTCTTGGCGACCTAGATCGTGCGCCCACTTCGCTTGTTCCGCGAGGTCGGGCACGGTGAGGGAGGAAAGGTCGCTCATCGGAACGTTCCGATCAGGACGACGACCATCCAGACGGCGATGGCGACGGCGACTACCGAGACGACGATCCGTTCGGTCACGCCGCAACCTCGAGCCGGTCTTGTCCGTCGGCGTACAGCTCGCCTTGGAGGTGTTCGAGCTTGTCGCCGACGCGGATGACGAGGGCGGTGAGGGCGAGGAGTTGGTTGGCGAGTTCGCGTTGGAGGGTGACGGCGTCACCGAGCTCCTGGTCGAGGTCGATCATGCGAGGAGCCTCCGGCCGATCCATTCGGCGACCGAGGCTGTGACGGCATCTCCGAGTGCGGCGTACCGTCGGCTGTCGGGGGTGCCGCCGAGTTGTGTCCATCCGTCGGGGAGTGCTTGGAGGCGTTCGCATTCGGTCGGGGTGAGACGGCGGACGCCTGCGCCGTTGAGCGTGAGGTTCTCGTCGTCTTCGCGGCGGCGTCCGGCCATGTTCGAGTTCGGGTTGCTGCCGTGGGAGAGCGGGACGGCGATCACTCGTCCGGCCTGTCCGTCGTTGTCGTCCGGGCCACCGCTTCCAAGGCCGCTGAGAGATGCGACGGCAACGTCCGGCCCCTCTTCTGGGCGCGTCGCAGGATGCCGGTCGCAGCGCGTGCCGACAGCGAGTATTTCGCCGGCACGTTCTGCGGCGGCTCGAGGATCTCCGTCAGCGAGCACTCCGACGATGAACACCCTTCGTCGTCGCTGCGGCACTCCGAAGTAGCGGCTGTCGACAATCCGCCAGGCCACGCCGTACCCGAGGTCGGCCAGCGTTCCAAGCACGATTCCGAAGTCCCGACCGCCGTTCGAGGAGAGGAGCCCGGGAACGTTCTCCAGGAGTAGGGCTCGGGGTCGAAGAGCCTCGATGATTCGTGCGAACTCGTGGAAGAGGCCGGAGCGTTCGCCGGCGAGTCCTTTGCGTTTTCCGGCGACGGAGAGGTCTTGACAGGGGAAACCCCCGCAGAGAAGACCAAGAACGGCTCGGCCTTCTGCGGCTCGGCCATCAGCGCCCATGCCGCGTCCGTCGTCCGGTACATCCGGCCGTCGATGTTCTCGTGCCACATCTCGCACGTCGTCGTAGACGGGGACTCCGGGGAACCGGGCCCGGAGGACGTCCCTTCGGTAGGGGTCGGATTCGCAGAAGAAGGCGTGGTTCCATCCGGCTCGGTGGAGTCCGAGGTCGAGTCCGCCAATTCCGCTGAAGAGCGATCCGACATTCACTCGGCCCGCTTCTCGAGGACGATCGGGACGCCGGGGAAGACGTGGGTGGCTGCGCGTTCGGCGTCTTCTTTGCGGGTGTGTGCTTCGCCTTGGGCGACGATTTCGCCGTTGCGGGCTTGGGCGTGCCAGCGCCATTCGCCTTGGTCGTCTTGGTAGACGGTGAGCTGGGTGGCGTTGGTCACGCGACCCTCGCACGGGGTCGTTCGGAATCGTTCTTGGTGCCGTACTTGGTGCCCGGCCGAGTCCCTGTCCTTCTCGGCTTGCGGCGGAAACGGCCGCTGTGCAGGTGTTTTGTGTGATCGGGGCGGCGGGAGTCGAACCCGCGACCTCTAGTCCCCCAGACTAAACGAGGGAAATACTGGTTGGTGCGTTTGGGTGTGTTTCGGGCTTGTTTGAGCCGTTTCAGGAGGGTGGTGACTAGCCGTCTGACGTAGCCATACGGGCGTGTTCGCGGTCGTTCTTGGTGCCGTACTTGGTGCCCTAGCGTCAGGTTTGACAACGCGCTAGACACTCGCGGAATCTTTGATTGCGACAAGACCGTCGAGCTTCTCGAGGATCCGCTTGGGGTCGCCCGAGTCGAGAGCGCGGTGGACGAGTAGCGTCTCGTAGAACTTCGCTGCGGGGTCGTTGTCGTCGACGAGTTCGCCGCGGTAATAGGCAGCGAGCAGGACGGGGAGACGTGCCTCGTCCTCCCGCTTCTTTTGTTCAGCCTGCTCGCGTCGGATTCGAGTTGCTTCGCGCTTTGCGTCGAGTGCGCCGGCCAGGTTGGCGATCCGGTAGGCACGACCGTAGGCGATGCCCATTTGCTTGGCGATCTCCGAAAGGCTGAACCCCTCATCGAGTCCTGCGAGCACAATGGCGCGTTCGGCGTCAGTGATCGGTTGCCCGGGGCTCATGGACCCGCCTCCACAGCGACCCGCTCCTGCCACGCCTCGAGGCGGGCGCGGGAAGCAGCCCCTGCGCCTTTGCGGAGGTGGCCGTAGGTGCCGTCGATCTGGCTGACGCTGGTGCCCATCATCCGCGACAGCTCGAACAGTTCGGTGCCCGCGTCGATGTGCCACGTCGCATATGTGTGGCGGAGCGAGTACGGGGTCAGCTTCCGCGGTCTGCCTGCGTCGTCGGTGTCGAGCCCGGCGGCTTCGACGGCTGGCCGCCAGTAGCCTTCGCGGAACCAGCGGTCGTTCATGTAGCTGCCGCGGTCGCCGGGGAACAGGAGCGGCGTATCGATCCTCGGCGGGTCCGCCTTGAGGGCGGCGACGGCGGGGACGGGGACGGGGACGGTGCGTAGCGACCCGTCCTGCTTCCCGTACGGTTTGAGTTCGCCGCTGGTGAACACACGCCGGACGCGGACGACCATGCCGGTCTCGTCGGTTTCGAGGTCGCGCCGCTCCAATGCGATCCACTCTTCGGGCCGGAGGCCGGTGTTCGCGGCGAAGACCACCCGGGAGCGCAGCCGCGGCGGAAGCTGGTCGAGAACCTGGTCGAGTTCGGCGGGGGTGTCGAAGTGCGGCACCTCCACCCTCTTGGGCTCGGGGTTGGGAACATCCCTGGCGGGGTTGCGGGTGAGGTAGCCGGCGGCGACCGCGTAGTTGAGGATCTGCCGGAGCGCCTTGTGGATGTGCCACGCCGACGCCGGCGTGAGTTGCTTCCGCCAGGCGGCGATCTCGGGGACGGTCAGCCGATCGACCCGCAACGCGCCGAACGTGGCTCGAGCGTGCCGAAGCCGGTAGTCGAGGGTGACGAGCGTGTTCTTCTCGGCGGTGTGCTGGGCGAGGTACTCGTCGATCAGCACGTCCAGGGTGGGGAGCTCGCCGGGTGCCGCCTCTCCCCCACGTCGTTTCTGCACCCGGTCGATCTCGGCGCGGAGCCACTGTTCGGCTTTGGTTTTGGTGGGGAACCCGCGCTTTTCGCGGCGGCGGCCGGTTTCGTCGGCCCAGCGTGCCCGCCACGACCCGCGGAAGTGGTCGACGCTGCCGGTCTGTTGTTTCGGCATCAGCCCTCCTCTTTGATCTGGTGGATGCGAGTGGGGCCGAGACCGGCTGCGGCGGCGACCTGGCGGATCGAGTGGTGTTTCACCGCTTCGATGATCGCCTGGCGGAGCTCTTGTTCGGCCGCCTGTCTGTTGGCGGCGGCTTGTTTGACTCGGTCTAGCCCTTCACTCATTCCGTTCAGCGTACTGAACGGGGCTGATGGTTGTGTGGCGGCGTCATAGGTGCGGGCGAACCAGGAACTCATTCGGCGACAGTCAGCGACTGCCGCCGCAGTGTCCGCTCGACGTCGTCCCAGTCGAACACCCACGCCTTGCCGACCTTGATGCCGGGGATGCCCTCTTGGCCGTTGGTGTGGACGTGGAGTCGTGCCTGGTTCATCACCCACTGTGGTGTTACGCCGATCCGTTCGGCGACCTCGTAGGCTTTCAGCCAGCGTTCCATCTAGTAGCCGTTCCGGTCGCGCTGGGCCCGCATCAACCATGCGTCAACCCACTCTTGCCGGATCAGGCGGCGACCGGGAATGCCGCCGGCGTCGAGGTCGCCGGCCTTGATCGCCCGCTCGATCGTTCTGACGCTGACGCGGGCGTAGTCGGCGGCCTCGGCCTTGGTCAGGTAGGGCGAGGTCACCGGGGGAACCGTTCGGTTTCGAGTTCGGCGATCCGGGCGTAGGCGTCGTCTTCCCGCTGCCGCAAGGTGTGGACGAGCTCGAGCAGTAGGTCGCGTTCGCGGACGACGGCGTAGAACACTTCGGCGTCGACGGTTTCGCAGAGCTGGCCGGTCACTGAACCGCCCGCAATATCTCCGCTTCGGTTTCCATCATCGGTGGCTCGAGGGGGCTGCGGAGGGCGCTGGGGAGGATGTAGCGGCGCCAGGCGGCCTGGTCGACGTCGTCTTTGAAGGTGACTTGGGCGGGGTCGATCTGGATGCCGTCGTCGACGAGTGCTTCGAGCATCCGCATGATGTCGCCGAAGACGGCTCGTTGTTCTTTGCCGACCGCTTCTGCTCTTGACTTTGCTTCTCCGAGGGCGTTGCCGCGGAAGGCGATCTCGTCGCGTTTGCCGTGGTTCGATGTGGCGGTCATCGGCGGCCTTTGTTCATGGTCACGGTTGTAACGAACGGGCCCGCCCCGCCGTGTCGCGCCGTGTCGCGCCGTGTTAGCTGGTGTCGCCCGCACAGGGGTTTTGCAGGGGTTTTCCCTCCGGGCGAATCGTCCGCAAATAGCGAACAAAACGTGTCACCTACCGCCTGCGTTGCGCTTCCCCCACCTGGCCCCTGATGCCTGCCGCCTGCTGTGGCCCCCGTCGCCGCAGCACGGGGGTGCAGGAATGTAACAGACTGTACGGACGGACCGCACGAAATAGATTCGCGAGGAGACTTACCGTGGTGATCGGCATGGGTCGTCCTCCAGGCAAGGAGCCCTCCGCGGAGACTGTGCAGAACCTGCGGGCGCTGCTCGAGCGGCGCCGGCAGCGGAAGGATGACTGGGAGCAGGCCGTGGACGAGCTCGGGGTGGCGGTGTTGCGGGCGTGCGAGGACGAGGGCGCGTCCCGGTCGCAGCTCGCCAGGGCGTTGGGGGTGTCTCGGTCGACGGTGCAGGGTTGGGTTGACCGGGGCCGCCAGGTCGTCGCCCGCGGATAGCCAGATCGGACCATGCGGCCGGCTGCCGCTGTGGCTAGCCTCCTTGGCGTCACGGTTCCACTACACGGAGGTGAGCAACATGAAGGCAGCACTCGCAACGGCTGCGGTTCTCGCGGCCCTCGTAATCCCCGGTACCGCTTCGGCGCATACCAACGGCACCTGCACGTTCAGGGCTAACTCGATGGCTGTCGGGCTCGGCCTGTCCGGCGCTGACGTCGGCGGCGGCTTCTGCCAGATTTTCCGCCACAGCCTCGGCAGCGGCTTCCACAGCGGCCGGGCGGCGTTCGCCCACCCGACTGTCGCCTGCCTGTTCCAGTACAAGGGCATCAACGTGTTCCTCGGGGTTGTCGGCGAACGGTATGGCAGGGCGGCCCCGCTGTTCTGCAAACTGATGCCGCGGCTTGGTTCGGAATGGACGCGGATCCGATGATTCAGAATCAGGGGCAAGGGTTCTCGGCCGTTCGGGAACCGTGACAAAGCTCCCTCCACGGCTGAGACAGACGAGCGCCCCGAAAGGGGCGCTCAGTCTTTTACGCACCTCTGCGTTTCGCAGGGTCGCGTGGCGGCTTTACTTCGCCGTCACCGTCCCCGACCGGGTCGCGAGCGTGTACCGGGCGGTGGCGTGCTCGAACTCCCGCTGCCACACATCCGTTGAGGGTTTCGTCCGCACCCCCAGAGCCTTCCCGGGGTCGAGGTTGTACGGGGCGAACGGGTTGGCCGGGTAGGCGCCCAGATGCGACGAGACCATGTCTTCGTTCTCGCGGCAGAGCAGGTAGGCGGCGATGTTCGCCGTCGTGTCCTGCGCCGAGTCGGCGTAACTCATCCAGACCGCGGACCGGCCAAGCTCGTGGATGTGGTCGACGTAACTGAACAGCCGGTCAACCGACCATGAGCCTGTCCCGCCCGTCAGGCCGCCGTCGACGATCCCGCGTTCGATGGTGGTGAAGTCGGCGGCTTTGATCTGCCTTTCGACGAACGGGTCTTTGCCGTCGTGGTTAGGTGAGTCGAACCAGCGGGCGTTGTGCGAGATTTCGGCGGTCGGGATCGCCTTGCGGATCTCCTCGAGCAGCGACACGACCGCGTCGTTGTAGGAGGCGACCGTGTACCCGACCGGTTGTTGGGCGCCGTTGTACCCGTCGGAGAAGTTGAAGCCGAGGTTGACGTCGTCGAGGTGGACGCCGACGTACCCCATTGCGAGCGCGTCTTTGCATCGTTTGATCTGGTTGGCGCGGAAGGCGGCGTTGCCGGGGTCGGCTGACCATTGGGGGCAGACACCGCCGGAGCAGCCGTAGGGGATGTAGAGGGGTTTGCCGGCGGCGTTGTGGAGGATCTGGGAGAAGTCGGCGTTGGAGTTGCGGTAGATCGCGAGGAGGTCGATGTAGACGTGGCCGTTCTTGTAGAACGTCGCCCACTTGGACCCCCAGAGTTTGATGATCCGGTGGTAGTGGTCGTTGACGTACTGCTTCGAGGCGGGGTCGGTGGTGTTCATGACTGGGTCGAGTTCGCTTTGGGCTGTGGGGGCGAACAGGATCCGGGTGTTCGTTGTCGGGGGCGGCGTCGGCGTCGGCGGTGGGGGTGCGGCGGGGTCTGTGACCTGGTCGAGGAGCCCTTTGGCTTTCGCCCAGTGCGACGAGGCCGGCTTGCCTTTGCTCACCCATTTCGGGAAGGGGTCGGTGGTTTTGGTCAACTCGAGCCAGGCGGCGTCGGCGAGCTCACGGTTGGTCATGGTTTGTCTCCGTTCCGGGGGGATTGGCCGTTCTCGTCGCTGCCGACCCAGACCACATGCGCCAGGCCGGTGACCCCGTACCTGACGACGAAGATGGTGGCGCCAGCCACGGCGCCGCCGATCGCCGCGGCCCCACCGGCCGTTTCGATGTCGGCGCCGAGCTGCCCGAGACCCCAGACGACGAGGGTGGCGACAGCGGTGCCGGCGGCGCCGAGGGCGGTGTTGCCGATCACCACTCGTTTCTTCGAGGCGGTCATCAGTTCGGGAGCGCCTGTTTGGCGGCGATCAGCCCGTGCGAGAGGTCTTGCTGGACGTGCTGGACGACGTCCTTCACCTTGACGCCGAACCCGAGATCCTTCTTCGCGACCTCGATCCAGTGGATCGCCCCGGCGGTCTGATGCTGGAACGACAGCACCGGGCTGGTGAACCGGTGCTCGTAGGTGCTTCCGTCTGCCCGTTTTGGGACGGGCCAGGTGAGGAGCTCGTCCGCGATGTAGTTGGCGACGCCGCGGGTTGCCCGTCCGAGATATGAGTCGTGGAGGTAGACGCCGGTGGTGTAGGCGGCCCAGTCGGAGAAGTCGGAGCCGCGGGCGACCCAGAGTTTGAATGCTTCGACGGTGGCTTGGACGGGGTCGTAGGCGATCTCGTCGGTGATCTGCTTGTGGATGCTGTTGAGCTGCCAGACGCCGCGGTCCCTGGAGCCGTCGAGGTTGACGTGGATGGCGTGGTCGTACCCTTGTGATTCTGCGAGGCACACCTGGAGGGCGACGTTCAACGTGACCGCGTCTTGGAAGCCGGCGTTGTAGAAGACGCGGGCGAGGTCGCGGGGCTGCCACTGTTTTCCGAGCAGGGCGCCGGTGCCGGGTTTCGGGTCTTCTGCCATCAGAGCATCCGGGCGTAGTAGTGGACGATCGACACGTTGCGGTTCTGCTTCATCACCATGCCTCCGTTGGAGATGTCCGAGGGCCCGGTGTTGCCGCCCAGGTCCTCGAGGGTGCCCTCACCCGCCCACTTCGAGAAGAACGCGGTGTGCGCGTACTCGTCGCCGTGCAACCGGTACCCGACGATGTCGCCCTGGCGGGGTGTGCGGACGATGTAGAGGCCGTTCCGGTTCGCCATCGCGTCCCAGTAGATGGCGGCCACCGCCGCGTATTTGTACTTCGGGTAGCCGGCGTGCTTGAACATGATCGATTCGAAGATGGCGCACCAGGGGACGTGGTTGAAGCCGTATTCGCGGCCGTACTTGTTGTCGTTGACGCCGTGCTGGGGCTCTTCGCGGTAGCCGATCTCCTTCTCGGCGAGGGCGAACGCCAGGGCGCCGGGGTTCTGCGCGTCGGCCAGTAGCTTGAGCCGGGTCTCGCGGCGCTTCTTGTAGGCGTCGGGAAGCGGCCGCCACTTCTTCTCCCGCAGGTACTCGTAGAGCGTCTGCCCGAACATGCCGTCGAGCGCCTTCTCCGGGTAGCCCAGCCAGTACTTCGCCCTCCGCGTGGCCTGGGCGGTGAGGTGGCCGTAGACCGAGTCGATCGCCCCGTCTTTGTAGGGGGCGAGCCCCTTGAACCGGTTGTGGCCTGCGAGGAGCCATTGGGCGTCGCGGACTTTGGTGCCGCGCATGTTCGGCGTGGTGAGGCCGAGCGGGGTGGCGTATTCCTTTTCTGCCATCAGGCGGGCCAGACTCCGAACGTGAGGGTCATCGAGAGCATCGGCCCGGCGTGGATCTGGCCGCTGATGTTCTGGATTACATATTCCTTCGACTGGACGCCGGCGAACCCCGGTGGGGTCTCCTGGATGGTGATGCGGTCGCCGAGCTGCCGTCCGAGTCCGGCGTCGATCTGGGCGGTGTTCGTCAACGACTGGAGCGGCATGATCGTCATCGACTCGACCCGGTTCAGCGGGTCTTTGTACTTGGCGATCTTCCTGGCGGCTTGGGCGAGGGCGGCGGTGTCGTCGGAGACGAGCGTCTGGGTCTGTTTCGCCCGGAGGAAGTACTTCGATTGGGAGGTGGTGTCTTCGCTGGTTTGGGGGCTGCCGTTGTCGCGGGTGACTGTCCAGCGGTTGAAGACGTTGTCGAGGTCGTAGGAGGGAACGAGGTCGGTGTACGGGTAGGCGGCCGGGCCTGTGACCAATCCGAGCGCGTTCGAGTTGGCGCTGGCGGACCCGCCGGCGTTGGTTCCGGTGACGACACAGCGGACGTTGCAGCCCACCTCCGAAACGGTGAGGAGGTAAGTGGAGGCGGTTGCGGATCCGATGTCGGAGTAGACGCCGCCGCCCGAGTTGTCCCGCTGCCACTGGTAGGTGAAGCTCGGGCCGCCTGTCCAGGTGCCGTTGGTGGTCGTGAGGGTTTGGGCGAGCGCCGGGGTGCCTGACGCGACGGGGGCGACGCTGTTGGTTGGTGCGTCGACGGTGTACGCGCTCGAGGGTGGGGTGAAGGTGGTCGTCCACCGGGCGACGCCCTTGGAGATGCGGATCTCGTCCAGCCACCCGTTGAACGGGTTGACACCGGCGGGGCCCGCGCCGATGGTGAGAGGACTAACCGAGTTGAAGATCGTTACGCCGCTGACCGACGTCGGGGCAGCGAGAGCCGTTCCGTCTACGAAGTGGTACAGGTTGTTTCCGGAACGGACGATCGCAACGTGGTACCAGGTGTTTGCGGTCGGCGTCCACGAGGGGAGGATGTCGACTTGGTTGCTGCCGGTGGTGCTGTACTGGAAGTCCAGTGTGTTGTTGAAGTTCAGCCGGACCACCCGGAACGACTGGTTGGTGCCGTACTGGGCGATAAGGTCCGCGTCGGTCGAGACGGCGAACCGGATCCGGAAGTCGATGGTGAAGTCGCCGGAGCCGAAATCCCAGTCCGCGGAGTCCGCCGTCTGAAGCCAGTCCCCAGTGCCGTCGAACGATGCTGATGCGCCGCCGAACACCGACTGGGCGGTGGTCACTTGTGCGTTCCCGTTCGCCGTCATCGTGTGCGGCGTCAGCGCCGAGTCGGTGAACGTGGTGGAGCCGTTCGTCCCGTCGCAGTGGAGCATCAGGACGGTGAAGCTGTCGATGCCCGGCATTTAGGCGGTGTCCTTGAAGGTTGCGGACGACACGGTGTACGGCGGGGAGGCGAGGGCGGCGCGGCCGACGAACACGACGTTGTTTGCGCCGTCGACGTATAGGAGGCCGTCTTCGGAGTCGACGACCTGTTGGATGTGCGCCTGGGCGGTGGTGGTGTCCTCGATGGGGAACGCGAGCGCCGCCAACGTTTCGGAGCCGGTTCCGATCACCCGCTTGTTCCCAGGCCAGCCGATGTTGTCGAGGACGGCCGCGACGCGCTGGTCTGAGGTTTGCTGCGGGTAACTGGTTCCGCCAAGGCCGGCGTAGGCGAGGAGCGCGAACCCGTCGATCAGGTCGAACTGCCGCTCTGTGTAGACGCTCGTGACACGCTGGGTGCGCGGTAGCCGTTCCGCAAATCCATGGAAGAGCGTGTACATGGTGGTGCCGACGAAAAGAAGCGCCCGTACCGGCATCCCCGGTGTGACGTTCGGGTAGAACGGCGACGCCGTGTTGTTCGGATCGAAGTAGGAGCGGGGGTCGTTGAGGACAACCGAGGCGGTGCCGGCCTGGAGCTGGTTGAGTTCGTTCTGTTTCCCCCGTGTCCAGGTGATGCTGCGGACGTAGGTCGAGATGTTCGTCCAGACGGGGTACTGGTCGCGGGCGAAGTAGCCGAACGCCGCCCCAACGAACAGGGTCGGCGTGGCGTAGGTGCCTCGGGCCTCGAGGCTGCCGGCACCGGAGAGCGCCGCCCCGGCGGCGGTAACCGTCGCCGTCGCCGGCCTGAACGTCTGGATCGTCGCGGCGAAGGCGGGAAGACCCGTGTAGGTGCCGCCGGTCGTATAAGCGCCTGTCGCAGAGGCGATCCGGGTCAGCATGACTGCGGTGAGGTTGGCCGCGCCGGTGCTCAACTGTTCTTTGATCGCGAACGAGTTGGTGGGCGAGGTGAGAAGCACGATCGGCCAGACGCAGATCCCAGCAACCAAATACTCCTCGGCTGTGCCCGTTGTAGCGGTCGTCCCCGTCGTCGGGTTGTTGCTGTTGCCGAGGTTGCCGGCGGACTTGTCGAGCTGCCAGCCGCTGGTGATCGTCGAGTGCGCCTCGACCACGAACATCACCCATAGCCGGGCGTTGCTTATCGTCGCCGTGACGGTTTGCGACTCGCCCGCGGCGGCGGTCTTGTAGTACACGCCCTGCACGACGGCGTTCCCACGGGTCTGTGTCTGTACGAACGTCCAGCCGGCGGGCATGGTGATAGTGGCGGCGCTGCCGTTGATCTCGACGTTCACGATGGCGACCAGGAGGTTGCCGGTAGCGGGTGCCGAGGACAGCGTTACCGTCGGGTGTGTGTCAAGAGCGGTGCCGGAAACCGATTGGATTTCGGTGATCGCCATCTACTCGAGCGTGACGACGATGGTGCCGCTGGTCAGGACGAACGTATCTCCGGCGTTGACGGAGTAGGGGGCGGCGAGCGGCCCGTTCCAGAGGTGGTTGCCGGCGGTACTGGCGTCCCAGACAGAAATGTGGGTAAGCACCTCGGTAGCCGCGACTCCAGACCACGTCAACGTCGTGTTCGTCGCGATCGTCCCAGCGGACGCCGCCGCCCACGACGCCACCTTCCGGGTCGTCTCACCAGCGGCGTTCGAGGTGCCTGCGTCGCCGGGAGCTCCGACGTGGAGCTTCACATAGTTCGCGGCGACCGCGAGGCTGACGTTCCGAAACACAGCATCCAAAATCTTGTTCTCGGCGTAATCTCCGATCGACATCAGCTGAGCCCCAGGTTCCCCGAGTTCCGCCCGGACTTGCGCACAAGGCCGCGGTAGACGGCGTCGACGAGCTGGTTCTCGCTGACGACGGTGCCGGACACGTACACGTTCACAACAGCCGCGCCACCGCCGCCGCTACCGCCGGCGAACGCGAGCCCGCCAGGCGCTGCCGCCATCCCGGCCATCGTGGTGGGGAGCCTTCCGGCGGTTAGCCCGGAGCCGAGAGCGGTCGCCCAGTCTTTGCCCATGTCGTAAGGGTGGAAGGCGAGCGGCCCGCGTTGTGCGGGTTGGAGCGGCGAGTTCTTCGACGGGAGCACCGCGGCGACAGCGGCTGCGAGCGCGTGGGCGGCTTTGACGGCGGCGGGGATGCCGGCGGTGATTCCCTGGCCGAACTTGTCCGCCCAGGCGGTGCCGGCGTCCTTGAGTTGCACGTTGTATTTGGTCAGGACGGCCTGCACCTTCGCGCCCATCTGGGCCCACTGGGCGGGGTGTTTCAGCAGCCACTGCTGGAGCTCGTAAAGCTGCTTGGCGAGCCCCTCACGCTGTTTGGCTGCGATCGCGTCGTGGGTGCGCTGCTCCGCGTCCGCCCGCCATTGGAGGTTTTGCTCGATGAGCGCCCGCTGGTCGATCTGGTTCTGGTTGAGCGCCGCCGTCCGGTCGGTGAGCGCCTGGTCGTAGGCGGCCTGCGCCGTGGCGATCTTGTCCGGGTCGCCTTCCGCCTGCGCCTGCGCCAGTGTTGCCTGGGCGGCGTTCAGCATGTTCATGGTGTTCGCGTCGACCGCGTTGAACGAGTTCGTCAGCGCCGCGTTCAAATCGTTCTGGGCCTGGTCGATCGCCTGCTTGTTCCCGCTCGAGAACGCCGCCGCTAGGCGCTGTTCTGCCGCGTTGACCGCCGGGCCCAACCCCTCGGTCATCTGCCCGATCTGATCCTGGAGCTTGAACGCGTCGAGAAGCACCCCCGACGGCGGCTTCCAGTCCGCCATCTTCTTATCGAACGCTGCGAGCGCCGCGTTGGCGAGCTCGCCGAACGCGGACGAGAACGCCGCCTTGGCGTCGACGACCGCCTGTTTCTGTTTAGCGATCACCTCGCGGATCGCCGCCTGCGCCTGCTGCACCAGCGTCGGCTGCTTCTCAGTTAGCCCGTCGATGATCGCCTGGACGTGATCGGCGCCAAGCTGCTTCGAGTACTGCTGGACGAGCGCCTTCAGGTTGACCGCCTCTGTGAACTTCGCCCGCACCTGCTGGACAAGCGTGGGCTGCTTCTCGTTGAGGCCGTCGACGACGCCCTGGACGAGGCTCCGGGCCTGCTCGAGGCCGATCTGCGGCGCGTACTGCTTGACGAGCGCCGTGAGACCGGCGATCGTCGCCTTGATGGTCGCGCCCGTCTTCGCCGCAACCGCGATGGCTGCGCTCCCGACCTCGGCCGGCAACTGCTTGTAATACTCGATCGCTCGGCGGATCTCGCCGGAGGGGTCGGCGGGCCGTTCGAAGTTACGGACGATCGCGGTGATAGCGTCGTAGCCGGTCTTGCCGGACGCGCCAGCGGAAGCCATCTGTTTGAGCGCATAGGTGATCCCGTTGATCGAGTTCGCGAACTCCGCTGCTTTCTTTGGGTCTCCGTAGGGGTTGGCGCCGCCGATGTGGAGCTGGAACGGCCCGAACGAGGTGCCCTGGTCGCCGACCGCGCCGAACTTGGTGCCGCCCTCACTCATGGCGACAGCGAGAGCTGCTCGAGCGTCCACGCCGACCTTTTTGGCGGCGGCGATGATCGCCGGGGCGGCGTCCCCCATCCCCTTGACGACCGAGGACGAGATCGCGCCGCCGATGTCCGCCCCGTCATTCGCGGCTGCCGCCCCTTTCGAGAGCGACGCACGGATCAGCTTCACCAGACTCGCGCCGAGAAGCTTCTCCGTCGACTCGACCCCGGCTATCGTCCCCTGGCCGATCGGCTTGCCGAGTATCTTGGCGGCGTACTCCTCGGTGGTCGAGCCGGTGTTCTTGCGGGCGTAGGCGCCGGCGCTGGCGATGAACGAGGCGATGCTTTTGCCGACAGTCAGCAGCTGCCCCGCGAGGCCGTCGGTGACGCCCTTAGCCAGCGATGCGGCCAGTTTCGCGCCCGCTGTCCGCATCGCGCCTGCCTTGTCGTCCATTTGGTTGACGAGTTTCTGGGCGGCCGCCGCCGCGTCGATCTTGCTGAGCTCGGCCTGCATCGAATCCTTCGCGCTTCTGGCCCACCCGCCAAGCTTCGATGGCAAGTGCGAGAACGGCTCGACAACGGCGAGTGCGGCAACTAGGGCGCCACGTTTGATGCCAGCCCACGCGTCTTCGAAGAAGCCGGCGATCGATCTGCCGAGATCGGCGAAGAACCCGCCGACCTTGACTGCGAACTGGGCTATGGCGTCGATCGCGGCGTTGATGCCGAGCACCTTGATCGCGAGCACCGCGAGGCCGCCGAGCCTCCCAAAGATTCCGCGGACGATCCCCTCGAGCACTCCGAGGCCGGCGCCGACCAGTTCGGCGACTTTCCGCGCCCCCGCGACGGCAACCCGGCCGAGCACGTCCATTCCGGCCAGGAACACTTCGGCGAGTTTCGGCGCGAACTTCTCGATGCCCCCGGCGATCCCAAGAACCAAGTCTCCGCCGACTTTTCCTAGCAGCGGGGCAAGCTTCCCAGCGATCTTCCCGATCGGGCCGCTGAACGCGACCAGCGCGATCGACAACGCCAAATCCCAGTTCCTCACCCAGAACGACGGATCCATCAAGGTGGTGAACGCGGACGCGATCGCCGCCGCCAACCCCGGTCCCATCACCCGGCCGACGCCCTCCCAGTTGATCTTGTGGACAGCCTTCATCACCGTGTCCGCCAAAGTCTTCGCGAGCTCGCCCGCCGTCTTCAGCGCGTTCACGATCCCGTCGATGATCGACTTGCCGGTCGCCGTCCAATCGAGCTTCGCGAAGGCGTCGCCGATCTTCGACACAATCCCCTGGTCGATCTTGATCCCCTGCGGGCCGACACCGCCGGCGCCGAACGCCACACCGCCGAATAGCAAATGCTCGATCTTCGCTCGCACCGCATCGAGAGCATCCTTGGCGATGTCGAACGCAACACCGATCTTGGCGGTGAACCCCTTCGCCTTGCTGATTTTGTCGAGCGCGTTCTGTACGTCCGTTAGCCCGGTTAGCGCCAACTGGGAGAGCTTGTAGGCGAGCGGCTGGAGCATCGCCCCGAACGTGATCCCGACCGACTGCAACGCCCCCATCGTCTGGTGGAACTTGAACGCACCCGTCTTCGACACCGCATCGAACGCCTTGCTGAGCGACCCGGTGCTGTCCTTCATCCGATTGAAGATCCCGGCGACGGAATCAGCGCTAGCGCCGGTCAACGCGAGAACGCCACGCAACGCCCGGACGTTCGGGAACGCCTTCGCCATCTCGGCCACGTTTCCGTGAAACGCCTGCTTGAGCGTGTCCAGTGTGGCAAGCAGCCCCTTCTCCTTGAGTTCCTGCCGGAGTCCGGCGGTCGACAGCCCGACATCTTGTAATCCCTTCTCGGTCTGTTTCGACCCCTTCGCGAGCGTAGAAAACACCGCGGTCAACTGCACGGACGACGTTCTGGCGTCGGTGCCGAGTCGGGTCATGCCGGCTAGCGCCGCACCGACATCGCTGAACTTGACGCCGAGCTGGGCGGCGAACCCGGCAACGTTGCCGATCACGGGGGCGAACGCATCCGCCTCGCCCTTACCCTCGCGGACGGCCGCAATCAGAACATCGGTCGCCTGGGCGGCACTGATGTTCTTTTCCCCGTAGGCGTTCATCACCGAGGTGACCGCGTCGGCAACGGTTTTGGTTTCGCCTAGACCAGCGGAGGACGCCTTCGCCGACACCGTAAGGACGTCCATCGCTTTCGACGTCGACACGCCGGACGAGGCGATTTCGTACAGGGCGTCCGCAAGCTCCTGGGGCCCCTTCCCGACCGCCGGCCCCAGTTTGAGCAGTGACTGCCCCCAGGCGTCGGTCTGTTTCTTGGAGACGCCGGCGAGCCCGACGATCTTTGCCATCGTCGTCTCGAAATTGTCGGCCATCTTGACGCTTGCCACGCCGACCGCGGCCACTCCTGCCGCTGCGATCCCGAAGCCCTTGGCAACCGAGCGGCCGAAGTGGGTGGTGGCGCTCGTGGCTTTGCCGAGCGCAGCTTCGTAGCTCTTGGTGTCACCAATAATCTGGACTCTGAGCGTCTGTGCCATTTAGCGTTTGTGGGTTGAGGCGTCAATGAAGTCCCAGCAGGCCGACAGCTGCTGCGGGGTCATATCTGCGAGGTCTCCGGGTCGGAGGTGGCAGAAGTGGCCGAGGGCGGGGAACCAGTAGCTAGCGGGAGGATCTCCGGGGAGACGTCCGAAGCGCCGTTCGTACTCGGCCCAGAAGATCCTGTCGGCTCGTTTGGCGTTTCGCTCTCGACGAGAACGCTCGCGTCGTCGCTCGCTAGCGGTGAGGCCGGGGGGAGAGCATCATCTCCCTCTGCTTCTTGGATTTCCTCCGGGGTCTGTTCCCATTTGATGCTTCCAACCTTGGCATCCCAGAGTGCGTCCACGGGAACGTCCTTGCCGTTCCTTTGCATAGCGATCATGCTGAGCGCAACGATGAGGTCGTTGTCGTTTGCCGCAAACGCCTCGCCGATCTCGCCGGCTCGGATTCCCGAGAGTTGCTTGATGAGATGCAGCTCACGGTTCGTGAAGCCGTCCTCGAAGTGGATGAGATATTCACCTTCGAGGCCGGGGACGTCCAGGATGGTTACTTTGGGCATGGCTTAGAACCCTTCTCTGTGTGCGTATCGGTCGAGGACGTGGCCGACCTCGGTGAACACTTTGTCTGCGTTCTCGTCGAGCGCCGGCACGAGCGCCTGCTTCATCTGGAGCGCCCCGTAGTCGGCCCGCTTGCCGGTGACTTTCCGGGCGGACTGTTCGACGTAGACGTTGACGCCGCGGCGACGGGAGCGGATCGTGCCGATCGACGCCCCCTGCCATTTCTCCTTCGCCTTCGTCGCTTCGACGACGGGGTCGGCGGCCTTCTGCAAGTCCTTCCCGAACTCGGTGGCGAGGCGTTTCTCGATGCCGCGGAACGCCTTCTGGACTTTGGCGGCGCCTTCGACGCGGACGGTGGCACTCGAGGCGGTGGCGCTCATGTGAGCACCCGAATGGTGAAATCAGTGCCGAGCGCCAACCCGCGCCCCTCAATCACGTAGGTCTGTTCGCCGGCGTGCTCGACGACGCGGAGGTCGCTGATCACGCCGCCGAGCTGCCGGTCGGCTTCGACCGCCTGCTTGACCGAGCCCGCCCCCGACGTATCCAGGAGCGGCTCGAGTTTCTTCGCCGCGCCGATGTCCGAAACGAGGGCGACGTAGACGGTCAGCATCATCGTCAGGTCGTCACCGTCGACGCCCATCGCGAGGTCGTACGCCATCGGCCCCACCCAGACGAACCCGCACGGCGGCGTCGCATTCGCGAGCTTGTACGGGGACCATTGGTAGCCGTCGATCGCGTCCAGGTTCGCCTTCAACCCGGCGCGGATAGCGGACATGGCTGGCATCTAGGCGAACGGGGCGTCCATGTACGGCTGCAGCAGGGTGCGGACGTCGGGGTCGACGTTCGAGATCCTGGCGACCGCCCCGACGTCGACGCCGACCGAGACGACGCCGAATGGCGCTTCGCGCATCCGGCGGAGCAGCCTGGAGGCAACCATGCTGGTCGCGGCCACGATCTCAGCGGGCGGGGTCGTCCACCCGAACTTGCCGACGATCTTGACGGCGCCGGGGTAGCCGACCGGGAAGTAGAACTGGCCGCGGGGGTGGCGGATCACCCACCGGTACGGGATGCCGTCAAGGGTGGCGTTGCGGGGGTCGAGGACGTAGTCGGTGGCCGTCCAGTGGTCGGCGAACGACCCGTCCCCGTTCGGGTCGCTGGTCAGCGACGTGACTGATTGGAGGGCGCCGACCCGGATCCGGTCGCTGCCCGTCCCTGACGTGTACCCGGTCGAGGTGAACGGGTGGGCGGCGTTGGCGCCGACGCCGCTGTATTCGATCTCGAAGTAGCGGGTCTCGTCGACGCTGGTGGTGTAGAACCGTTGGCCGCACAGCTTGTCGATCGTCCGGCTGGCGGACGCGACGGCCTTGTCGATGTCGGCGTCGGCGAAGCTCTCGCCGGTCAGCTCGAGCGTGTACTTGAGTTCCTCGGTGCTGATGTAGACGCTCATCCGAGCTCCGGAGAAACGAGAACCAGGTCGTGGCCGCCGTTCGGGAACGTCTCGACGGCGCCACCCGAGAAGGTGACTTGCCATTCGGCGAAGTAGATGCCGGCGACCTCGGTGTCGTTCGGCTGCCACGAGTAGGTGACCTGGCCGTTGGCGGCGTCCGTGATCGTGGCGGGGCCGGTGACCGTCTCGGCGCCGCCGAGGGAAACCATGTGGTAGACGACGGCGGCTCCGGCGAGGTTGACCGGGTCGAGGTTGGCGTCCTCGAGGGTGCGAACGTAAGGCGACCGGGTGTCGCCCTGCTTTATGAAGAAGTCGGGCTCTGGCATCAGGGGTCTCCTGTGAGGGTTCTGCTGCGGTTGCCGCGGGTGCGGGTTTGGCCGGTGAGGGCGAGCCCGGTGACGACCGGCGCCCCTGCCGGCCGCGCCACGAAGTGGAACCAGTATTCGGCGCTGCCCTGGGTGCAGCCGGGGTCGCCGCCCGCCCCGTCGTCGAGGTTTACCTTCCACGCGCCGGGGCCGGTCAGGAGCGCGTAGTTGTTCGCTCCGGATCCGGCGAACGTCGTATCGGTGACCGTCTGTGTGCCGGTGTTGGTGTACCCGTCCAGGCCACCAGCGGGCGGGCGCGTGGCGTCCTCGTGATTCCAGACGCCGGGGTCGACCCCGTCCAGGCCGATGTAGCTCGTGATGCGCGGCGTTGTTCCGTTGAACGATTCCGTGATCCAGAAGTTTTGGCCGAAGAACACGTCGCCGAGCGGCGCGTCTCCGGGCCACTCGACCATCGTGTGCAAGGTGACCGGCTCGAGCGTGTGGTCCAGTTCGTAGACGACCGTGTAGAACGTGTCTGTCATTCGGGTGTTCCGACCAGGACCGGTGGGAGTCTGTCTCTCACCCTGGGGGTGCGGCCGGTGCCGCCGCGGGCGTGGGTGCGGCCGGTGCGGCCGGTGCTGGTCGTGTAGCCGGTGGGGCCGTCGGTGAACGTCCTCGGCGTCGTGGTGATGTGGAGGGCGCGGCTGCCGAACCCGACGAGGCCGACAACGCCGTGGCCGGCTTTGGCGTAGAAGACGGCGAAGGGGAGGTAGGTTGAGGTGCCGGACGCGGTGGCTCCGACGACGCCGCGTCCGGTGTCTTGGAAGATGCTTTGGCTCGAGCCAAACCCGTTGAGGGTCGCGACGGAGTACCCCTGGCGGAGACGGTCGCGTTGCCGCTGCCCGTAGCCGTTGTCGCCGGCGGTGGCGTACCCGGAACGTGTCCGTTCCCGCTGACGGCTGCCGCTGGCGGAGAGCCCGGCTGAGGCAGACCCGGTCTTGGTGATGATCCCGGCGCGGAACGTCGCCCCGGAACCGACGCCGCCGACGAGCCCAGCGGCGGCCTCCTGGTAGATGCTCGCACTCGGCCCGCTGCCGACACCGCCGCTGGCGGCGAACCCCGTCTTGGTGATGACACCGGCACGACTCGAGGCGCCTGCGCCGACTGTGCCGAGGACACCGGAGCCGGTTTTGCCGAACTCGCTGGCCGAGGGGCCAGACCCGACCAGGCCGACGATTCCGGCCCCGGTCTTTTGGACGAGGCTGGCGCTGGGGCCGCTACCGACGGTTCCGATAACCGCGTATCCGCTACGGATGTGGTCGGCGGCGCGGGTGGCGACGCTGACGGTGCCGCTGACGGTCGCGTATCCGGAGCGTGTGCGGTCACGGGCTCGAGCACCGGAGCCGACACCGCCGAGGGCGGCGTAGCCGGAGCGGGTGTGGTCGACTGCTCGAGCGCCGCTGCCGACGAGCCCAGCGGAGGCGTACCCGGCTTTGGTGTAGACCAGGCCGCCGCCGGAGATGAACGCGGACGCGCCCGACCCGACACCGCCAACAGTCGCGTAGCCGGCGCGGTTGTGGTCGACCTGCTTGGCGCCGCTGGCGACCCCGCCGGCGGTCGCAAAACCGGTCTTGTCGTAGACAAACGGCCCGATTGGCGCAGCCGCGGCCGGAAATCGCGTCGTGTCCCAGAACGGCCACTTCGGGTTCGGGTTGAGCATCCCGGCCGAAGGGCTAGAGCGTGCGGGCATCTAGTTCCAGTCGCAGAAGTGGAGCTGGTCGATGTTGTGTGTGATCGTCGTGACGGTATGGGTGGCGCCGAACTGGAGCCCTTGCGCCACGGTCGCGTCGAAGGTGGCGGTGGTGCCGCCGAAGATCAGGTTGAAGCCGGTGCCGATCGCCGCTGGGCCTGCGAGGCCGCCCGAGGTGCCCTGGGTGGACATGAAGTGGAACATCCCGACGGCGGTGGCGGAGGTGCCGGGGGTGCGGACGGTGATGTCGCCGATGATGTAGTAGAACGCGGCGGTGATTGACGCGGTGAGGGCGACCGCGCCGGTTGCGCCCATCGTCTGGCCGCCGGAGACGGCGGTGCCGCCGGTTGTCCAGGTGCCGGCCGAGTTGATCTGCGGCGTGAGCGTGAGGTTGGCCGGGCTGGTGCTGGTCGTGATCTTGGCCGCGATGATGACGCGGTACGCCTGCGGGCAGAGGACGGAGTTCGCCGGGATCGGCGCGTAGATCAGTTGCGGGTAGAGGTTGACGTTCCCGCTGATGCTCGTCGTAGTAACCACGACGGCGGGCGGGTAGGCAAGCAACGCGCCGTAGGTGCCTTCGGCCATCGCCATGAACTCGCCGCCGCGGCGGATCGCCCGTTCCCGCTGCCGCCACGTTTGCTTGTGGAGCTCGGCGAGATCGTTGACGTCCTGAAGAACCCGCTTGTCGGCGACCGGCTCGTACCCGCCTTTTGGCTCGAGGAGCACCGCCTGTCGTGCCCATCTTTCGATCGGTAGCGCCATTGGTGTCCTCCTAGACTCCTAGTGGCATTCGGTGAGGGGTAAAGGGAGCACTCGCGGCCGCGCTCACCGCGGCTTTGTACGCGACACCGAGCGCGGTACCTGTCGCCGATGCCGCCCACGTGCCCGCAACTGTGTACGTGCCCGCCGCCGGTTCGATCCGGTAGCCGACAGTCTGCTCGAATCCGCCCGCGGCCCCAAAGTCGTGCGCCTCCACAGACGGAGACGTGATCGTGGACGTGTCCGAGGTGTGGAAGTCCATCGCCCCGGCGACCAACACAGCCGATCCGCTGGTCGTCATCGAGACCGTCCACGCCGTAGTGGTGTAGTCGGACGGGCCTGCTGTCGTATCGACCGAACCAGGAGTCAGGACACCCGTGAACGACGTTGCCGCCACCGAGCAGCCCCCCACCGTGGCCGCAGACAGCGTCCCGGTGATCGTCGTGCCGCTCGCCAACCCGGCCGGGGCGGGCGCTGACACAATTGCCCCGTCGCAGTCCGGGTCAAGACCCGTCGATTCGCCCTGCTTGTCGATCGTCCAGGTGAGGCCGCCACCGGAAACCGACGAGAGCGTTACCGACGGCCCAACCCAGGTGAAGTACAGAACGATGAAACCACCGGAGGCCACCGTCGCACTAGTGGTTACCGCGATCGTGCTAGCGGATGAGTCCAGGGCGAACTCGCCCACGTTCACCTGATCGACAGCTATCGGCATCTACCCGGTGTAAATCCAGGAGGGCGTGACGCGAATAACATCGTTCGTGTTGATCGCCACGGCGGTCGTGTCGTCGAAGTTGGCGCCGTACCAGACGGTCCCCGCCCCCGCGGTTGCACCCGAGCAGACGATGAACCCGTTCGCCGTCCCCCACACCGCGGTCGCGGTCGCGAACGTCACCTGGGCCGCACCCGAGCCCCGGCCCGACTGGGTGGTGCCAACGGTGCCCCAGGACGCGGACGAGATCGTCTGACGGACGTAGGCGCCCGAGGCGGCGAACTCGTTCCAGGATGCGATCACCGCCGCCGACCCCGCCACCGTCGAAGCACTCCAGGAGCTGAACAGTCCGAGCCAGGTGTTCGCCGGGCCCGTGGCTCCCTTGGGGTAGCCGGCGTAGATCAGATCCAACCCTTCATTCGGAAAGAGCTCGGCCATCGTTGTGCCTCCTAGGCGACGGGGTACAGGTTCGGGGGTGCCGCACCCTCGGCGCGACACTTCGTGCAATACCAGCGGTCCTTGCGGAAGAACAGGATCGTCCGCATCTCGCCGCAGTGAGCGCAAACGGTGATCAAAGTGGGCGGGCCGCTGTCACGCCAGAGCTCGAGCGCCGGATGCCCGCCGATCTCAACAGCCATTACTCGACCCCGCCGGCTCTTCGACCGGCATGAACACATGCCGAAACTTGTCGTCCATCGTCGAGAACTCCGTCAGCGCCCCCCACCGTTCCCCGTTGTGCATCGGCCGCACGTTGAAGATGCCGAGGTGGCCGAGGACACAGTCGGCTGTTGCGTACAGCCGGAAGCCGTGGTCGTGGCGGATGCGGGTGCAGAAGGTGACGTCCTCGTTCAACACGACCTGGCGGCCGTGGCCGTCCATCGTCGAGTAAAACCACGGATCCTCCACCGTCTCGATCACCTCGCGGCGCAACAGCATCCCCGCCGACCCCGCGGCGTCCACTTTGAACACACCCGAGGAGGGAACGGTCTCCCACTGGATCGGCCGGAACATCGGCGTGTCGTTCTCGTCGACCTCGTCGAGCTCGTCGAACAACACCAGATGCCAGGGCGGGTTGCGTTTCGTGACCAGCGGAACGAGCACGTCGATCTCCGGGTGGTCGTCCATCGTCCGCAACATCGTCATCAGCGTGTCGTTGGGCCAGCAGTGGTCGTCGCCCATCAGCCACACCCACTGGTCGACGTCGCGGAGCTGGCGAAAAATGTTGTTGACGTTCTCGGTCACGCTCGCGGACGCGGTCGCATTCAAGTAGCAGCCGGCCGGCTGGTTGGTTCCCGACAGGGAGATCGTGAACAGCAGGAACCGCCCCATTTCGCTGGTGGGGAGCGCGATCGTCCCCGGCGACTGGGCGAGTTTAGGTTGGGTCATCTGTCCGTTTCGCCGCCCGCTGCGCCTTAGGGGTGCCCTCAGCGCCGAGCAGGCGTAGCTGCGTGTCCACGTCGGATACGCCGACGGTGTCGCCGCGCTGCTCGTACCCGTGGCGCTCCTCGAGCAGGGCGCGGATCTTTCCCGCCCGCTCCTCGTCGCTCATCATGCGTTGGGTGGGGGGAATCCTCTGGGTGCCCAGAGAGTCCCCCCCGCCCAACTCGCCCACTAGGCTTTCTTCGCCTCGGCGAGCTCGTCCTCGGCAGCTTCGAGCGCCGCCTTGGCGTCTTCGACCTTCTGCTCCAACTCCACGGTCGGGTCGGCGGGCTGCACCCAGTGTGCGGGCTGCAGCCGCTCCGAGTCCTGCATCCCCGGCCGGCGCCCCTCTTCGTAGCGGCGGGCGGCGTTCGGGTCGAACGGCGTGTCGCCGGCGTTGATCTCCGCGCCCTTATGGCCCGGCTCGTCCGGCGGCATGTCCGCCGACGGGGAGATCGTTACTGCATCCCCGTCGGGGGCGACAGCACCCTGGGCGACGAGCTCGTCGTCGCCCTTCTTGGCTGGCGCCTTCGGTTCGGTCTTCGTGTCTGTATCTGCCATCAGTATCTTCCTTTCTCTGTGACCAACCCACCTCGATGATTCAGGCGCTTTATCTCCGTGACATATTCACGACGTGCCTCAAGCACACACGGATCGATAAAGCGCCCCTTCCATCGTCTCTCGTGTACTGCTACCCGTGGATCTTCGTAATACGCCATCACTAGTTCAGCTTGTGACCGCTTGATCATCAACTGATCCACGATGACCTTGCAAAACGCCGCGGCCTTCTCTCGCTGAACCATCCACGACGCATACCCACTTTGCCCAGGTTTGCGAGGAGGATCAGCCCTCAAGTAGCCACCGAAGGTCTCGGCTAGCCATACAGGAATCGTTACATCGGTCATGGTCACCTTGACCAGCGGGATAACCTGGAAAGCCCTACGAGATGGTTCAGTGCGAGGGTTGGGACGCTGCATCGTGATCCCGATATAGCCCTCGCAGTCGATGGTGCAAGCGGCGCGAACGATATCGAGCAAGTTAAACGTCCTGTGGGAGTCTCGTTGCTGAGACTCCCACAGGGCAAGTTGTTCCGCTTGATTCATGCTAGGCAGTGGAGACGACCATCCCCAACTGGCTCGCATTGCGAAACTCTATGTCCATGGTGGATGCGTCGCCAACAGACCCATCAATCGGCGTATACCCAAAGAGCAATGCCGAAATCCAAAACGATGGGTTGGTGGTTGACGTGGTCGTGTTGTTCGGTTTGACGACCACCGGGAACGGGGTGCTCGACGTGCTGAGCGGCGACAGCGTCGCGTGTACCGACGAGGCGGCGAAGTCGGAGAAGAACGTCACCGAGATGGTGGCGTCCCCGAGCCCGCCGAGGTACGACTTGTAGGTGGCGCCCATCGCCGTCACCTCGACGTCGTCTCGGGTGGTCTCGACGGTGACGGACTGGACGTGATCTGAGAGGTCGACGCTGTTCACGACGACGCTTGCGTTGGTGAGTACGAATTTCCCCATGGTTAGCTCACCACCCCTAGAAGGTCGGGGCGACCAGGCCCGTTCCGCTGATGATCGTGATTGAGGCCGGGTACCTGCCGGACGCGAACGCTGCGTACCCGAACAGCTGGACGCGGACGGTCAGGGTTCCGGAGAGCACCTCTGGGAGCACGCGGGCCTGGAGCGGCCCTTCCCAGAGGATGAGGTCGGCGGCGCGGAGGACGTAGATTTCGTCCTCGTTTGTGCCGGCCCCGTAGGTGGTGCCGATGCTCGGGTCGTGGACGACCCGCATCCCGGCGAACGACGTGAGGAGGGCGGCGTCCTGGGTGCCGACAGCCTGCGTCAGCGTCCCCTGCTGGAACAGCGGGAACGTCGACGAGAGCTGTGAGGCGAGCCAGGCGGACCGCCTGGGATGCATGACGATCGTGTCTGGCGGGGCGTACCTGGTGTTGTGGATTTTCTGGACGGCGTCGTAGAGTTTCGGCAGCAGCGCCGCTGCGGTCGGTGTGCCCGACGTGTAGCTGACGGTGTTGACGCCGGAGACGCCGCGGATGCCCGGCAGGGCGCCGGAGCCGGTGCCGGAGAGCATCTGGATGTCGAGGGTCTGGTCGTAGCTCGAGCGGAGGTCGCCGAACACGATGCTGTCGATGCTCGGGTCGCTGCGGTCGAGGAGCTGCTGTGAGACGTCCTGCTGGCCGGCGATGGTGCGGACGTTGACCGACAGGGTGGTCTCGACCAGATCCACTTCGTTGACGGCCGAGTTCTCCGACGACATGATCGCGACGGAGGGGCCGGTGGTGATCCGCGGAATCGAGATGACCATTCCCGACGGGGGTAGCGGCCGTGATGGGAACACGTCCGCGAACGGGCGTGCCGGCCGGGCGATGTCCGCGAACAGCTCGCCCATGTAGATCGGCGGGACGAACCCGCCGCCCGCCGTGGCGGTGGTGGTCAGGTCGCGCTCTTCGATCTGGGTCTGGTGCTGGGCGAGCCGTTCGGCTGCCCGACTGTCCGCCTCGAGGGTGGCCTTGAGGATGTCGTGGAAGAAGCCGGGGCCGCCGTGCTGGCGGTAGACGGGCTCGTCGTCGCCGAACGCGAGCGCCACCGGTAGTTTCGTGTTCGGGGGGGCGCCGTTGCCGGCTGTGTCGGTAATCTGGATGACCGGGTTGGCGTCGCGGGCGTCGGTGATCCGCTGGTAGCGGTCCTTGACCGCCCCTGTGCGCTCGACCTCCGACCTTGCCTCGTCGAAGTCCTTCTCGAGGGCGTCGAGATCCTCGTCGGTGCTGTTCTCGTCGAGGGCTTCGATCTCGTCGGCAACCTCGGTCATCCGCAGGGTCGCCTCGTTGTACGCGGCGACCGCAGACTCAAGTTTGCTCATGTCTAGTAACTCCTGGGGTTCAGCGTTTCGACTGCGCCGCTTTCGTCTGGAGCACAGTCAGGCGCTTACGCCTCTCATCCAGCCCCGTATGCGAACCGGATTCGTCACCCTCAGCACGGTTCCGCTGAGCGATGTCGAGGGCGTCCCCAGCCACGGTTCCGGCTAGCGAACGCGGAAGGCGCCCCTGCTCGACAGCTTGTGTGAGCAGCGAACGCATGTTGACGTCGGTGTGAGTATAGGCGGGGTAGGTGACGATGCTGGTGTCGAAAAGGTCGCTGACGCCGTCGGCGCGGATGGTGCGCATGACGGTGCCGTCGTCGGTGACCGCCCAGTCGTCCCCGTTGTCGCCGACCATGAACGCGAACGACATCTGGTCGACGTCGCCGCGTTGCATCGACACGCGGAGGTCTTCGACCCAGCTGATGCGCCGGTCGACGGCGGCGAAGACGTGGAGGCCGGTTTTGTCTTCGCGGAGGTCGAGGGTGCCGCTGCCGGTGCGGGCGAGCACATAGTTGGGGTCGTGGTTGAGGAGCAGCCGGACGTCGGGTTGTTTGCGGAGGGCGGCGCGGAACGCGCCCGGCTCGAGCATCTCGCGGAATCCGCCGAGGTCTTCGGAGGGGCGGTTGAAGACGGCGGCGTGGCCGCGGACGGTGGTCTCGGAGGCTTTGGTGGGGTCGCCGGCGTCCCGCCATTCGACCTGGTCGAGCGGAAAGATGACGGAACGGTGGAGCTCCGGCGCGACGGCCGGCTTCTCGATGGTGCTCATAGGCTTCTCCTTACGCCGGAGCGGTTGTGGTATCGGCTAGGGGGTTGGGGGCGCCACCGACGGGGGTGATCTGCGGCATCTGGCCGGGCGCCTGCGTCCAGTCGTCTGGGATCGGCGGCAGCGGTGGCATCCCTTCGGCGGCGCGGGCCTCGTCGACGAGCAGGGTGCCGTCCTGGATTTTCTCGTGGACGACCTGGGCTCGGGTGAGCGGGTTCAGGAACGAGAGGTCGTTGATGTCGAACGCGGGGTAGAGGTTGCTGCCGCCGAACAGGTCGGTGTCGGCTTTCAGCGCCCGCTCGATCCTGCGCAGCCGGGGGTTGAGCTGCATGGAGAGGAAGTGGTCGACTGCCTGTTGGAAGTCGGCCGTCCGGTTGCCGTGGGCGCCGAGCAGCAGCGGGCTGACGTCCATGATCCGGCCGCACTCTTCGATCGAGAGGCGGCGCCCCTCAACGAACTGGGCGTCCTGCAGGCTGACGGGGATCGGGGTGATCTGGACGCCGCCGCCGGCGACGAACGGCTTCCACGAGTTGTCGACGCCGCCGTACTCGAGCTCAATCTCGGTTTTCCAGTCTCTCGCCTGTTCGCGGCGGACGCCTTCGGGGAAGATGAACGCGACACCGGGGCGGGCGTCGTTCTGGAAGAACTTGCCCTCGAACCGCTGGGCGGCGAGCATCGCGCCGACCGGGTCGCGGTGCTGCCAGATCCGTGACACACCGGCGGCGCCGGCGCCCATCGTTTGGCCGCGGATGTGCAGCACCCGGTCGGAGGTCAGCTTCTCGGTTTTGCCGTTCTGGATGATCTCGATCACCTTCTGCCCGGTTCGCATGTCGCGGTAGATGCGGGCCATGTCCATCGGGATCGGCCGCAACTCGACGACGCGGCTGCCGAACTTGACCTTCTCGAGCAGCGCGTTCTCGGTTGCCTCCAGCGAGATGGCGACATCCCACAACCAGTCGAAGTCGGACATCTCCATCGTCGGCGCCTCGAGCAGCTGCGCCCGCCAGTCGTTCGGCTGCTCGGTCTTGTCGCCTTTCCGGCCGTGGTAGACGGCGAGCCGCAGCGACGCGATGGTGCCGGCGACGAGACGCATGGCCGCGCCCAGGGCAGGGAGCCCGAACGCGGCCGGTAGCGTCACCCGACCGCCAGAGGAGGAGCCGGTCAGTTGCGCCCAGGTCGGCGGTGCCGTGTTGATCCCCGAGTAGAGGTCGCGGACCTCGAGGTCGCCGCCATACCGGGTTTTGATGATCACCTAGTTCAGAGCTCCTGGCAGAACAGGACGCGTTCTTTCGGCACCCAGACGGCGCGGCCGTCCAGAGAGACGGTGCGCTCCTCCGACTCGACCAGGGCGGGCGTTTTGACGACGTAGTGGCCGGCGTGCCAACGCGGCCAGCCGACCAGCACCCCGTCCAGGCTGGGCGCGTTCCCCTCCAAGTGCAACCGGACTTTGCGGCGTTTCACGCTGCAACCCGCCCCGCTTCCGCCCCCAACTTGTCGCGGAGCTTGTAGTAGTCCTCAGCAGCCTGGTTGCGGATCTTCGCCCTCGAGTCCCGCCGGTGGTAGACGACCAGGACGTTCTCAAGGTGCAACGCGGGCTCTTCCTTGTTGAAGTCGCCGAACAGGGTGAGCGGCCACCCGTCCGGGTCGTCACCGACAACGTTCCAGTGCTTCCCGACATAGCGGAGGTTCGGGAGCAGCCGGAAGATTCCGCGGGTGCGGACACCCCACTCGGTGGAGATGTCGATCTGCTGGGCGAGCGACGCCGACTGGTCGTCCGCCATCAGGTCTTTCCCGTCGAGCATGGTGTAGGTGGCGACGTTCAGGTGGGTTTCCTCGAGCCGCCGGCGAACCACGTCGGGGTAGGCCTGCATCATCTGGTAGTCGCCGTCGAAGATCACCACCCAGTCGTCGCCTTCGGTGGCGACGGCACGGACGAGGTCGAGCGTGTGGTTTCTCTTCCCGACCTCGTTGTCGGCCCAGACCGTTTGCGGCTGGTGGATCACACAACCGCAGCCTGCGGCCTCCGCTGCGGCGAGGATCGCTTCCCGCTGGTCGGGCATCGAGTGGGCGCGGCCCTGCGGATACAGCGCGTAGGCGCCGTCGCAGCAGACGATCGTGTCGCAGATCCGGCCGAACCCCGCCACCGCGGTCGACAGCCACGCAGCCGATTCCGCATACCAGCTCAGGACGCCGACGATCTTCACCGGGCCGCCTCGAGCGGAGCCCTGCGCCGCCGTTCGACGTCCGCCCATTCCCGCCACGCCCGCTGCCCCTCGACGTCGTCGCAGACGCACGGCTGGCCGTCGCAAGCCGGGATGTGCTGCAGCGCCGTCTTGAGCTCGTGGATCGCGCCGACCGGGTCGCCGTCCTTGAACAGCATCCAGTCGACCAGGAACCCGCGGCAGCCGAGCCGGAACGCCTCCCGCACATGCTCCGCCGTCCCGATCCCACAGTCGAGCACCACGGGTACGGGGAGCGTGCAGATCGCCGCCACCTCGTCCGGGTCGTCGATCCCCCGGCCCGACCCGATCGGAGACCCCTGCACCCGCAACACGGTCACGCCGGCGTCACAAAGCTGCTTTGCGGTGTCGTAGCTGGCGGTGATCAGCGGCATCACCCGGAACCCGTCACGGATCAACTCCTCTGCGGCGGCGCTGACCTCGTCGTCGTCCGCGACCGTCTCGTCGGCCGAGTCGAGCACCTCGAGCTTCAACAGGTCAACCCCCGACCAGGCGAACGCCCGCTTGGTCACCGACACCGCCTCCGCCGCCGTCTTCCGCAGGTTCACGTTCAGACACGGCACCAAGTTGTCGACGAAGTAGAGCCGGCGCATCTGCTCCCACGTGACCGCCCCGTCACCGATGACGAGCCCGTCGGTCTCCATCCGGTGCGTGTTCAACGGGAACAGCGCCGTCCCGGAGGCCATCAGCATCTGGACGATCTGGTCGTATTTGATCTTGGTGGTGTAGGCGCCGAAGCAGTGCCAGAACCCGTTCAGCCGCTGGTCGCGGCCGACGGGGATCGTGCGTTCATCCAGCCAGTGCATTCCGGGCTTCCTCCTGGTCGACGTGGAAGTGGTGGTCGTGGAGTTCGTTCGCGACCGAGAGCTCGGCGTGGCCGGTGTCGCCGGTGCCGCGCAACCTCGGCAGCAACTGGCCCCGCTTCTCGGCTTCCGCCCCAGTCGTCAGCGGCTTCGCAGGGTTCCCGGCAACAACGGCACCGGCGGGAACGTCGCGGACGACGACCGACCCGCCGCCGATCCGGGCACCGTCACCGACGGACAGCATCGGCTTGATCCACGAGTTCCCGCCGATCTGCACCCGGTCTCCGATAGTGACTTCGCCGCAGACGACGACGCCGGCGCCGAGCTCGCAATCCTCACCGACCAGCACGTCATGCGCGATGTGGACGCGGGCCATCAGGAACGACCGGGCGGCGACCCGGGTGTGCCGGAACGTCCCCGCGTTGATCGTGCAACCCTCGTGGACGATCACACCGTCCTCGAGCACCGGCTCGAAAAACGGCTGCGAATACGTCGCCCAGAACCCCTCGTAAAACCGGCGGATGAACTCCCGATGCTCCGGCGGCCCACCCACCGACGCCGACGGATGAACAAACAACGGGAAGCCCCTGTAGTTGCTCACTGGTCGCGCTTCCGGTGTCCGACCGGCGTCGACGCGCCCCGCCGCTGCACAATCCGCAACTGATCCGCGAACGGCAACTCGTCAACCAGCGTCACCGACACCGGGAACCCGTTCAGCGTCTTGATCCCGCCATCCAACAGCCCGGCGGTGTCGTCAGGGTGGCACCAGACCTCGAACACGCCGGCGCCGTCATGGTCAGCCTGGTTCATCGCCGACTCGAGCTCGCCACGGCGCGGCTTCGGGCTGAACGTGAACACCCAGGTCACGCCGCCACCGTCTCCCGGTCTCCAAACCCGACCCAGCCCGTGTAGCGGGTGGTCGTCGCCGCCCACAGCGCCAACGTGCACGACACCAGCGGCGTGATGTTCACCCCGGAGTTCCTCCGCGACCACGCCCACGCATCCCCCAGCGGCCTAGTCGTCGCCCCCCGCAACGCCGACGAGAGCTCGGACGTCCCCAGGTGGCGCAACTCCCGCTGGTCGACGAGGTCGAACAGGATCCCACACGCCTGCGAATGCTCTCGGGTCGTCAACGCTCGAGCGTCCACCCCCGCCTGGTCGATGTCCGATGCCAGCGACCCCGCCGGCCCGATCCCGTCGTAGACGACCGCGGCCGGGTCATGCCGTTCGACGAGCTCGGCGAGCCGGGCGGGAAGCCAGCCGGTGCCGCGCCGCTCATCCGCCACCTCGACGTGCCGCAACCCGTCCGTCCGGAACCCGGCGGCGCTGATCGACGCCCACGCCCGATCCGGCGACACGTCGAACGCCAGGCAGAGCCCCTCGCTGATCTCCGAGCGGGCATCGGCGAGCCGCTTCCACACCTCCAGGTCGATCACATGCTCGTCGAGCCCGTCGAGCGCCGGCCAGTCCCCGACCCCCAGGCGTTCAACGGCAAACGTCCGCCGGTCCATCGACCGCAACTCGTTCGCGACATGCTCCTCCGAGATCCGGATCCCCAAAGCGGGGTTCGCCTTCGCCCACACCCGCGGGTCACCGAGATCCTGGTCGCCGACAACGGCCGGGTTGTCCGCCTCCAGCGACCACTCGAAAAACGCCAGCGACGGGTCGTCGCCTCGCAGCCCCCGCTCGCGAACACGGGCGAGCACGAACCCGTCCGCGTGGATGTCCTGGTCGACCGCCGACCCCGTGTACCACACCTGCGGGTTCGGCCGAGCGGAAACGATCGGCAGGATCGCCGACAACGCCGGCTGCCCCAGGATCATCGCCTCGTCGAAGATCACACAGTCACCGGAGAAGCCGCGGCCGCCGCCCTTCGTCCTCGTCCGGAACCTGACCCGCTGCCCCGACTTAAGCTCGATCGACTCGTGGCCGTTCGTCCGCCAGATGTGCTTCACCTCACGCGACAGCCACTCCGACCCCTCGATCAGCTCCTCCAACCGACGGAACGCCTCCCTCGAGGTGTCCGCCAGATGCGCCGAATGGATGATCAACCGCTCGCCGAGCACGAACAGGCCGGCGAGCTCCCGCGCCTCGATCAGCGCGTTCTTGCCGTTCTGCCGCGGACACACCACCCCGACCTCGAACGCCGCCCAGCGGCCATCCGCCTGCAGCAGCGACCGCTCGAACACGTACCGCTGCCACCGATCCAGGATCAGCCCCGCCGCCTCCACCACCTCGAGCGCCGCCTGCCCATCCGGATGCTTCACGCCCTCCGGCACTGATACCACCCGCGGCCGCTGAGCGCCGATCACGACGCCCGCCGCAGCCGCTTATCCCGCCGGTCACGAATCTGATCCAGCGGAGACCCCTGCGCCTGGAGCGGCGCCAACTCCCGCAGCTGGCCGATCGTCTCCAACAGCGCCTTCGAACAGTTCGCCTTCGCCGACGCCCGGTTGTCACCGTCGAGTTCCCGCGCCAACGCGAACGCCGACGCCACCAACGCCTCACACCCAGCCGGCAACACACCCAACCTGGCAACGTCCTGCTCGAGCGCCTCGACCACACTCACCACGGCCGCGAAAACCTCTTCACCTTCCGGCCGGCGGTCGCCCGGTTACACGCCGCGTGCTCCGGACCCGACCAGCGGGAGCGGTCGCCGTCGACGTGGCCGAGATCCCACGGCGTACCAGCCAGGATCGGCTTCCCGCAGCGGGCGCATGTTGTCAAACCAGCATCGACGGAGGGGCGGAGCATCCTGCGAACCCGGTAGTGGGCTGCGCCGTAGCCGCGCAGCGCCGGACTCAATTTTCGTTTTCGACGGGGGGGTATTTTCAAAACCGCGGGGTAATCTCGCCGTCCTTTTGGCTTAACCATCCCCCCCGTCACCCGATCGGGACCGCGACGACGTTCATCGATCCGCAGTCGAGACATTCGTGAACGACGCCGGCTCCGTGTTGTCCTCGACGTAGTTGAAGGTTGGTGATGGTGTTGTTGCCTCGGTTGCCATCAATGTGGTGCACTGTCTCTGTCTCGAGTAGAGGTCTGCCGAGATGGGTGGCCATGACGACGCGATGCTCGAGTTGCCATTGGCTCGGCATCCCGGTCTTGACTGCGACGTAGCCATCACCACCCGGGCGACGACTACCTACGGGTAGAGGCTGGCCACCACGTGCGGGCCGGCAGTCCTTGCAGTAGGGCTGACCATGCTTCCGAACATAGCGACGGCTTCGATGGATGGTCTTGCCGCAGTTAGCTGCACATGGCCACGGCTGTGCAGTACGTACCTTCGTCTTGCCATCGCGTTCGTACCACTTGCCGGTCTCGGGATCCTGAACGATCCAGCCTTGAGGTAGTCGGGTGACGAGGCTGGGTCTTCTGCGAGGAACGTAGGCCTGGCGTCTCCGTTCAGCCCAGACCCGTGCTCGCTCTTCGGCGTTGAGGTAGATCCTGGGTCTGCCGCGTCGCCCGATGCTGGGCAATCCGTCTGGCGTTTTGAAGAGCTGGAGGTATTCGGTCAACGCAGTTTGATCAGCGCGACGATCGCGATGATCCCGACCTCGACGACGAGTAGCCACGACTGTGTGTCGGTCACGCTGTCACCTCCTCGCTTCGAGATTGGCCTGCCGTCTTGATTCGCTGTTGGTGTCGCAGACGACGCAGGCGAAGAAGCCGAGTGCGATCTCGGCGTCGGGGTCGGGTATTCGGTAGAGCGACCAGCGGTCGCAGTTGGAGCAGGGGCGGCTGTTGACGCGGATGCCGTGGTCGCGGATGAGTTCGGCCACCGAGGGGAGGTGTGGCTCTGGCGTCTCTAGCTTTGGGGTTGGGGGGGGGTTTGGGGTTCGGGTGCGGGCGGGGCGTCGGGCTCGGGCGTTTCGATTTCGTGGATGGGGTTCATGGTTGGATCCTTTCGGGTTGGGTTCCGTGGATTGCGCCTGAGACGGAGCGGCCGATGGCGGGGATGCCGCGGAGCTTGATCGGATCCCCAGCTGCGGTCGCGACCGAGGTGGGGTGGGTGTGGACGATGATGGGTTGGCGGGCCGGCTGGTCGTCGCGGAGGTGCGGCCGGAGCCTGGCCTGGTCGAGGTCTGCGCGGTGGGCCATCTGGTTGCGGTGATAGCTATCGCAGGGGGTGTGGCTCCGACGCGGTCGTCTGTGCGTAGGGAGCTTCCGCGATGCTCGACGTGTCGAGGTGCCTTCGGACGTGCGCCACTTGTGAGTGTTGTCTGGTTGGTAGCGGGTGTCAAGGGTTGGGGAGGCCGCGGACGTCTGGTGTTTTTGGGGGGGTGAGGATGGCTTGTGCTTCGGTGAGGATGGCTTGGATTCGGCGTTTGCGGTCGCGTTCTTCTGCGAGCTCGGCCCGGATTGTGCGTACTTCTGCGGGGTCGAGTCCGTCGAGGCAGTGGTTGATTGCGTCGAGTTCGTTGGTGGTTTGGAGGTAGGCGCGGGCGAGGGTGGCGAGGTTTCGGCGTTCGTCGTTGATGTACGCCTGGGCGATCTGAGCGGGGTCGAGCTTCATCGGGTGAGCCACGATTCGATGAGGAGGAGGGTGATGAGGGTGAGGATGATCATGGCGCCGGCGAAGACGGGGCCGCTCACTGGTCTCCGTGCCAGTGGCCGAGCGCCTCGAGTGCGATGTTCGCTGCTCGTGGTTCGGCGTTGAGTCCGTAGCCGTTGCCGCTGATCTCGGTGAGCGCGTCGAGGAGCGCTTGGACTTTGGGTTTCCAGTCGGCGAGGTCGTTGTTTCGTTCGTGGAGTTCGTTGATGGCGGCGCGGTAGGCGGCGCGGCATTGGGTGAGGGCGGCCAGCGTGGTTTCGACGACCCCGTCGCTCACGGCATCAGCTTTCGCCGGCGCTGCTGATACTCGCGAGAACGACGCCGTGAGCACTCGCGACAACTACGCCCACCGCCAGGAACGGGGATTACGTTTGCGCCGCTCAGCGGATGGCCGCGTTTGCAGTGCGTCTTGCGTTTGTTCCGACCTGTGATTGTCTCACCGCGCAGCGTGTTGTCCCCTTTGCTGACCGGCTCAAGATGCGCAGGGTTGACGCAATGACGGACACGGCAGAGATGGTCGAGCGTCTCTTCGGGGATAGGTCCGATGAAGAGCTCGTAGGAGTAGCGATGCGCCAATCCGTACAGCTTCCTGTCGTTGTCGTAGAGCACTCCGTAGCCCGTGGTGGCACGCGGGTACGACCAGTGCCAACAGCCATCGGGCATGACGGTGACCCTGTCGAGGAACCGCTCGATCTTTGGAACGGGAGGCCGGGCCATTACGGCATCAGCCGCGCATCGGCAACAGTGGCGCCCGGCTCGTAGAGGCTCATGCCCTGCCACCAGCGGCCGGCGTCTTTGTAGTCCTGGCAGGTTGGATCCCAGGCGTTGGGGCTGCTTGAGTCCGAATGACCGTCGTAGACGGCGATGAGGATCGAGACGACAGGCAGGCCGTGGTTGTCGACCTGTCGCGACTTGTCCTGGTTCCAGTAGTGCTCATTGCTGTAAGCCATCTGGCCGGTGGCGACGAGCTCGACGGCTTTGCCGTCGTTGATGGTGTCGCTGAGGTTTCCGCAGACGTGGCGGTGGCCGTTTTCCCAGGATTGCCAGAATTCGGGGAGCGTTTCGGCTTGGCCTGAGATGTGTTCGAAGGGGACGCCGAGGCGGGTGGCGACTTGGACGGCGCGGTCTTTGCTGACTTGGGTGGGGACGTACCAGACGCCGATGTCGTGGCCGGACGCTCGCAGCTGGTCGGCGGTTTGGCGGGTGGCGGCGGAGTCGTATGAGGGGTCGGCGGTGAAGAGGACTTTGCAGCCGGCCCAACTGGAGCCGAGGAGGGGGTTCATGCCGGCGTAGAGGCAGCGTTGCCACCAGGCGGCCCAGGCGGGGACGGGTGGGATCGGCGGGGTGGGTGGGAGGATCAGATGCGGCGGGGTTGGCGCGGGGCGGGCTTTGACGAGCT